GTTATCACGCGCCGTGGTTCGCGATCCACTATATAGTCCATTCACGGCGCGCAGTCGCTTAAGTCCACTCGAATCACTATTCAAATAGTCATGAGCGTCGAACTTCGAAGCTTTGCCATACATGATGTACGACTGTGCTCGTGCCGCGACTTGCCAAAAGATGTATGCTGCTTTTTCCGCATTGTGCCCCGCCCAGTGCGGTTGCTCGCGTAGCTCCGCACATGCCATATCGAGTGCCAACATCTCGAAGTATGTGTGTTCTGAGTTGTAATCCGAATAATCGGTTGACAACCAATATGCACCTTCTGCCTCTGATCCCGCGAGCCCACCCTCAGACACGGACAGCCATTCAATTACATCCGCTGGTGTTTGCCGCACCATTACTCCTTTCGACGCACCCATGACATTTTCTATGCCTTGGTTCGTATACGCAGCTATGAATGACTCCTCATCTAAGGTTGCATACAACGACCGTAGCTTGCGTCCTGGCTCGGGCTTGACGAAGTAATAAGCCCGATTCACAGGGTTCATCAAGAAACACCGTTTGAGCGCGTCTTTGTTCAGAAATTCAACCAACACTTTCTTCCCTGGCCGATCAGAAGAGCTATATCCTATTGCAGATAGATCAATTGCCTTGATAGCCTTACTGGCGCCAGACGCTCCGCGTACAGCGCGCTCAGCCCAGAACTCTTCAGCTGTACGTTGCCCCGTCTCCTTCGATTCCTTGGTGTAGGCCTCGTTGACGTGTTCTCTTGCAAATCGATGATATTCCTTCTCATACGCTGCGTATGCGCCTATACCCCTCGCGTCTATCCCGTGTCCCCATAGGTGTTTGCGTGTGATGATGCAGCACCGATTAAAATTTTCCATTCGTATGTCAGCATCACCCAGTTCACGGATTGTGACATTTAGCAGTTTGCGGAGTTGCAGCAACTTCTCCCCTTTGGCGGCCCCAAGTGTAAGCGTTCGGCGCACACGTGTGAGGACGAGCTTGTGCGTCTTCCACCATGAGTGCAACGGGACATCCAACCACCCAAAAGCGAATATCTCACGAAGGATTTTCGTGTCGAGTGTCTGCAATCCGACAGCCGTGCCCACGACTTCCGATTCATCACTTTCGGGTGAGCGGTTGTGTAACAACTCAACCAGCGACCCAATGTGCGGGAACGCGCGCAGGGCCATGTTCACAGTATACGTCACTGGCATCCCCCCAATTGGCTTGCGCCGCGGCATGTCACTCAATCGCAAACAGTCATTAGGCCATTTCTGCCTGATCCAGCGATCAAGGAAGGCTCCTTTTCCATCCCCGCTCAAGTCACTGTTTTCCTGCATCTGGTCGTATGATACACAACGCAGGTTATATTCGTTCCAATCAATCGGAGCATCGCAGAGCATGCCGACTTTTGCGGATAACACTTGAAAATCAGCCGGACTAGC